TCTAAGTTATTATCAACGACAGCTCTCTGTGCTTGGATGATTGGATCACCTAAAGGAGCGTCTCCACCGTCTAAAGTAATGAGATCAGGGTCTTGTTTTAAAACTTCTATCGTTTGATCCACCTTAACAGCAGTTGCAGCAGCTACAGCGTTCAGCGTCCGGTACTGAGCGGATAGTGGGTGTGGACGGATTACTGGGTGACGAGGCATGACTACGCTACTGATTTAGCCCCTCTGCACTTCCACTTCTTACGACTGAGGCTATTAGGACTGTTAGGATCATTCTTCCAATTTCCTTTTATCTTTAAAGACCTTGCACAGTAAGCATCACCTTTAGGAGTTCCTGGTCTAATTCTATCACCACCACCTTTAGCTTTACCTGCTTGACCGTAGCCTATGCGACGCTTTCTTCCCGTCTTAGGGTTAGTAACAACTTTAACGAAACGCTTACCTTTAGGCTTCTTTATACTGAGACCTTTGCGTGCCATTACTTTTAGCTAGGGAATCCTTTTTTCATGTTAGAGTAAGATTTAGCACTTACCGTAGAATTTTTCTTACTACGACTAATACCTAAACGCCTACGGTTATTCATGTTCTCGTACAGTCCTGGTCTTTTAATCTTTCTTTTCATCTGTCTATTTCCTCACTACTAATACTTCAAGCATTCGATCCAGCTTGTTGTGAACTTCTTTAAGTGCTTCCTCTACCTTGGCTATCCGTGCTTCAACAGCTCTATCTCTTTCTCGTTGAGCAGCTAACTCCACCTCTATCTTAGTCATCCGTTTATCACCTAGGTCTAATCGTTCGATCATGCGTTTAATAATCCAACCGATAACTCCAAGAGAGATAGCTAATACGGTGTTAAGAAGTCCAGAGAGGGAGTCGATCATTGTTGGTGTTATGAAAATGTAAGAGCTGTAAGAACAAGCCTCCAGTTACCTAGTGTTATAGTACCTGCTTGTGCAAGATTGGTTCTGTTAGGTACTTCCACAGACTCCCCTATTAAAGCCAATACATTAGAAGAGGTTTTAACTATAGCTATACCGTTCTCTTGAGAAGTGCCAGGACTTCCGTCGGAAAACCAACTCATACCAACTTCTAATTCATCACCAACCGAATATCCAAACTCAGCAGTTTTGCAAACCAAGTGACCAGATGCTAAATCAGGAACACCACCTAAACCGTGACTAACTGTAATTGTTGAAGTTGCTGTAAGTGTTTGTTCTGTGCTTGTAAATTTAGAGACCGTACTACCACCACTACCATTACTTGCAGCTGTGATTCTTCCTTGTGCGTCTACCGTTAAGTTTGTATTGGTGTAGCTACCTGGTGATACTGCTGTGTTAGCTAAAGCTAATGTACCGCTAGTAGTAATAGGACCACCTGTCAGTCCTGTACCACTTCCTACAGAAGTTACTGTACCGCTACCACCTGCTTCACTAAGCTTTGCTAATCTAATACCACCAGCGGTTGATCCGTCGTGTACTCTGAGTGTGTCGTTAGTTGTATCTACAGTTACTTCACCTTCAGCACCTGTAAAGGTATTGTGCTCGGTTGCTGTACCTCTTCTAAGTTTTACTTGTATGTTTGGCATGGCTTATATTTTTATACGATTGATCCGAAGTCTAATGTAGTAGCAAGCTTATCGGAAGTCACTGCGTTGTTAGCTAACTGTAAAGTATCTACTCCTCCGTTTGCTATATTCAATGTAGCGTCTCCAGTAGTAGCTCCCCCACTCAATCCTGTACCAGCAACAACGGATGTAATATCTCCGCTACCACCACTAACAAGTGTACCACCTGCGGTAGAACCGTCGTGAACATAAAGTTTCTTTTGGTCTGTCGTGTAGATTAACTCTCCGACTGCTCCGGTAAAGCTAGTGTTTTGGGAGTCTGTGCCTCTTCTGATTTGTACTGCGATGCTCATAATGTTTGTTTATACTATTTGTCCGTAAGAATAAGAAGCAGATACTGGATCAGTGGCTACACTTCCCCAATCGTACTGCGTTGGTATATCTGTTGCTACTTTATATCCCCGTTCGATAACAAGGATTTCTGAAAGATTAGGTGGAGGTGTTACGAATTGTATCTCATCTGCACCACCTGCGATTGTATAGTCGCTTGGGTCTTGTACCGCACCATTGATAGAAACCAGCACAGCAGAAGAAGCTACACCATTTGTAGTAAAAGAAAGAGAGAATGTATCAGTCGTGCCGTTACCTGTGAACTTGTTGAAGTCAGGAGTTATTCCTACACCCGTTGCGATGGCAGATGCGATACCGTCTACATAAGCTTTTGTGGTAGCGTCTCCTAAGTTTGTCGGAGTTCCTACATTTGTTATGCGTTTGTTCTTAGCGTCCCAATTCGTACCACCTTGTTCTTCCTGCAACGACGCATCATTTAACTCACTGATCTCTTCAGCTAAGTATCTGTTGTGCAGATATGCTCTATCTAGTTCACTCTCAGTAAGTACTGAACCGTTAACAAAGTCTACAAGGTCTGTACCAGGCTGGCTCTTTCTTCTTACTCGGACGATCTGCCCAGCGGTAGCACCAATGTTTAAGCGTACTAACTTATCACCATTTGATTCAATAATAACAGAGTAGGAGTTTGGGTTCTGTGCAGCTCCGTTGATCTCCACCGTAACATGTTCATCCTCAAGATACGGAAAGTTAAAAGCAAAGTCTGTTTGTCCGGCAGTTGCGGTGTAATCTACATAGGTGGTTGCCATGATAATATATTATTAACTATTGAGTTAGGAGTTCAAGCTAGTTTCTACCTAACGGTAACATTAATTCCTCTAGCTTGGAAGGTACTTGCTGTTCTTTATATTGCTCTACTGGGAATTTAGCCTTTTTTACATTAAGTTCATATTCCCTGCGTTTTTCCAAATCTTCCGGTTTTCTTAGGCGAGTAGGTTCATCTAGTCTTTCTTGAAATAATTCAACAGCTTCTCTTTGCTCTTCTAGTATGGGATATTCCTCACGCAGTTTTTCAAGGGCTTTATCCCTAAAATTTTTAAAGACAGCTTTAATGGTGTTTACTCTTTCTTCGTCCGCTTGCTCAGTACCTTCAGGTAAAGCTGTTTTAGGAGCACGTCTTATTCTAGTATCAAAATTACCGTAAGGTGTGTTATAAGCTCCTTTAGCTAGACTTACGATAACTTCCTTCATGGTCTTACCGCTTTTAGATGGTAACAACACTGAGTTTAATTTCATCTCATTAGCAATCTCTTGCCACCTGTCGAACGCATCTTGTTTGGTTTCTGGGTGTATGATTTCCTGTAAGTCTACTCCATCAAGTTTCGTAGTACCCCCATTAAAATGAGGAGCTACTCCTAATTCAATACAGACAGCATAAGCTGCTTCTCTAATTCTTTCTTGGTAAGCTTTTTCTATATCTTGTTTTTCAACCTTACGCCTTCCGTCCTGTCTGAGTTCTTTAGCTATTTGATCTCTGGTTATATTAGAGAACATATCTTTTTTTAATGTCCTAAATCCAGTAACCTCATCAATCTCTACATATTTATCTATATCGCCACGTTGATTAAACACACCAAATGGTGATAATATATTTAGACCGCCTCCACGCTTTTCATTAAAACCTCTAAGTTCAATATCTCCGAATATATCACGCATTGGTGGTACAGCTTTAGATAAACCATTCATCCTTCTAGCTATTACCTGCATGATAGAGTTGTTTTCACGGATAACATCATCAGACATATAAGTTAAATTGTTCTGAGCTGATGGTATTGTTTGACCTGCGAGTCCTTTCAATAGTCTAAACGCTTGAGCTGCTTGTGCATCTTTATCTCCCGTAGCTTCAGTAACTAACTTCATAGCATCCCCTAAGTTTTTATAGTAAGATTTATTAGTTAAGTTATTTGATAGAGCTAAAGTAAATACTTGAAACAAATCCCTAGCTTCTTCACGCTGTGCTACAGTACCGTTTGATAAACTCTTCATGTCCGCTGTGACACTCAAAATAGTATTGAACGGTTCTAATGCAGCTAGGCTTATGGCTTTTTGTTTACCAGGTCTAGTAGGATCGGCAATACGTAGTGTATACTCCGGCATTCCGGTAGCAGCACGAATAGCTTTCTTCATCTTCCAGTCTTGACTTTCAGTCCCTACAAACTCAGCTACTCCTGGTACTCCTTCAGCTAAACCCCAAGCAGTAGCCATTATACCAATACTTGTAATTTGTTGCCCCCTAGCTCTAGCTGCTATAATAGGGTCTTCACTAGCTAAATCTTTAGTTGTTTTAGTCCAAAGTTTTTCAGCTAATCTTGGCACGTCTTTTATAAATGGAGTTCGGTTAGCTACTGGTATCTTATCTATGGAAGCAGCTAAAGTTTTTACTGGACTAGTAACAGCAGCGGCTCCTCTTTGTATATTCCTACCAGTACGCATGAACGGATTTAGCACTACTTGTAATGCTGGATATGTACGCAAAAACTGCTCTAAATAATAGTTCCCTTTTTCCAACATATTGGGATCAGCAAACTCTCCCATTTCTTCTGTAAATGTAACTTCTTTTAAATTTCTTTCTATATAGTCTACAAACGCACTAGTATCTTTATCCCAGTTCTGCTTAACAAAGTTATCGATATAAGAGGCTAAGTTTTCAGGAGCCACGCCTTCTTTGTCAGCCATTAGTACAGCCTTACGCCTTACTTGATCCTCTGTCATTAGTTTACCTTTTGATTCAGTAAATACTTTACTAACAAAGTTATCGTAATATTGTCTAAATGTTCCTACTTGTTCGCCAGCCTCTACTGCTTTTTGATAATCTATTTCAGCTTTAGCGTGAGTCATAGCATGAGCTAGATTTAACCTAGTACGAACATCTATAGATGACATAGCTTTTCCAGGTAAATCAACAAACGCTCCTATATTTTGAAAAGTAGCACCTAATGCTCCAGACATGCCGGTACGCTCCATAGCAAAAGCTGACTGACCTACACGCTCAAAATGAGAACGTATATCAGATTCACCAGACTTCAAAGCTTTCATAGCTTCCTTATGAGTGATTGCCCCATAAGTGCTGAAGGTCGTCATAGTTTTCTGCCAAAAATCACCAGCCCTCTTCCATTCTTCTTTAGATATACCTTCCTTTAACCAAGGTAGAGTAGCCATAAATTTAGCACCAATCCAACCATTTAGGGCGTTATACTTAGACATAACAGTGTTAGATATAAGTACCTTAGCATGAGTAGTAGGACTGCTTAACATACCAGCGTAGGCTAAATCACTACCCATATCCCTTACTTTAGTATAAGTAGAAGCACCACCGTTTTCGTCAGGTTTGTATGGGTCTTGTAAATATTTCTTAGCTGTATTTTTCCAAGTACTTTGAAATGCCTTTTGTTGATTAACAAGTATTTCATGCACCTCAGCTGTATCATCCGCTTGTTGTATTGTTTTAAGTAACTTCTTTACAACTTGTATATCTCCGAAGGTTTTTAACTGTTCTTTAAGTTGTTCATCAGTTAGGTTTTTAGCTTCATCTAGATCACTTACTAATTTACCTTCCAACCCCTCAAGTACTTCCTTTTGTTTAACATCTAATATATCTTTTGTGTATTTCCTAGATTGCAACAGCCTACCGGATTCTGCTCCAGCTTTTTTCCAAGCTAATTGTTGTGGTATTAATTTTAATAAACTAGAGGTAGCATCGTTAATTACATTTGGATCGTTTAAATCTGCATCAGTCAATAACTTAAGTAAATCGTCATAGCCTTTTACCATAACAGCACCGTTAGCTGCCATGTGTATACCGAGTTTACTTATTGCATCTGCTACTTCTGCGTTGTCAGCTACTTGAGCAGCGTTCATAACAATAGCAAATTCTTCACCACCAGCTTTTCCTAAACGCCTATTAAGTTCGTTTTGTACTTTAGATAAATATTCTAGTTTACCTATCCTGCCACCTTTTACGTTTTTTAAGTCTGCGTCTATAGCTTTTGTAACAGAATTAATCAGCCTTTGTTTTTCTTCATCATCTGTTAGTAATCTCGCTTTTACTTCGTCAGTCGAATCGAGAACTTTACCGCTTATAGGATCAACTTCACGAGTGCCTCCGCCAGACAAAAAGTCGTCTAATATTCCCCTAGCTTGTTCATCGTCGCTAACACCTGGTTGAGCACCCTCTTTAACTTTTTCTAACTCTTCTTTAGATAACGGAGGTACTCCTTCCCTATCTACTTTAATAGTGGGTGCATCAACTTCCGTAAATACCTTAAATGCCTCCGTCTTCTTAAATTCTTCAGCTACTTTAGCTACCTCCTCCATTTGCTTAACTTCAGCTTGCTCCAAAGTATCAATAGCTTGTTGTAGTACTTTCTCTTCGTTAGGTATTAATTCTTGTAACTGAGACTCTAGTTTCTCGACTTTAGCACGAGCCGATTTATTGATTCCGCCTTTTTTCTCAGTACGTTGTAATTCCTTCTTAACTTGTTTCAGTTCGTCTGTAAGTACTTTACGAAGAATGGAAGCACCCCTTACGGAAGAGTTATCTTTATATATAACAAGACCTTTCTCCAATCTTCCTAATGCTCCACCTATACCTCCGCCTAATAAAGTAGACCCAGCTAATGTGCCTAAACTAAAATCAACATCTTCTCCATATATAGCAGCAAAACCCGATCTTAGTGTTTCGTAGCCGAGTCCTAAAGCAGCTCCTTCTCCGGCTCTAACGCCCATAACTCCAGCTTTAGATAAATTAGCTCCAGTCTTAACAGCGGGTATAGCACCTAAAGCAGCGGAGGCAGTGACCTCGGACCAATTTGTTTCTTCCCTAGCTCCTGAACCTATCTCCATTTGTTGAGCTACTAAATTCCAAAACGCAGCAGAAGACGCATTTAATGTAAACCATCCAGCTTTTGTTAGAGGCTCTGGTGATAACAGTAACGGAGAAGTAACTATACCTGTTCCAAGTGTTCCTGCAATTTCTATAGCAGTAGGATTAGCCCAATCAATAAAATCCGCAACATCAGCAGCGAAACCATCGTAATTAGGGTTAGGTATCAGCCCAGCACGAACAAGTTTCATTGTCTCCTCTTTAGCCTTTTCCATAGAAGAGGCAGAGAAAGGATCACCTTGTGCCAGTACTTGTGCGATTTGATGGTTAGCGGGGCTTTCAGGAGGTAGTCCTGTTATTTGAACAGCTCTCTCTAAGATACGTTCTTCTGGTGTATATAAAGCTTTAATACCATGTTCTGGTAATGTAGTCGGTATGCCTACTTCAGGTTTAGGTGGAGTATATGCTCCCGGTCTTGGTCTTGCTGGAATGGCACCTTCGGGTAAATCCTCAATTTCCTCTACTCTAGTTAACGACCGCACTGGTTTCTGAGTTTTTATATCGCTAGTAATTCTTTTCTGTTCAGAATCTAAATAGCTTTTTACATCACCTTTAAACTGTTCGATGCCCTCTTCTACCTGCTCTTTAGTGAGTTTAGTTTCTGGATCAATAGGATCAACGCCTTCTTTCTGCCCGTAAAACGGACTCATAACAGGTTTATTTTGTTCTTTGTCAGCCATGATTTAATTAAAATTCTGGTTCTGGTATATCTTCCGCTTTTTTATAAACTACTATTCCGTACAATCGTTGAGCTTCTCGAATAGATTCGTTTTCCCAAACTTTAAAAACCTCAGTAGCTGTTTCACGCATCTCTTCTAATACTTTATTTGCAGCCTCTTGAGGTGTTGTTTCAGGGTCTTCTTCATACTCTTTAAATTTAAAAAGATTAGCTTGTCTAAAGTATTTTTGAAATGCGTAATATCTATTATTAACAAATCTTTTGGCTTCATAGCCTCCCTTTGTATTTGCTATCTGAGAGAATATGCTTTTATTTTTTTTAGGGTCTTGCCTGTCATTAGGCTCTAAATCCTCCGGAATACCTAACTGTGCAAAATAGCTATCTTCGTATGTCGCTTTACCTATACGCATACTTCTGAAACCAGTTATTAATTCTTCATACGATTCAGACAGTTTCCTTACGCCTTCTGTTTTATGTACAAGCTTATCGAAATCTCTTTCGGATTCTATTTTATTTAATAATGTTAATCTTTCTTTAGCACTTATTGAGTTACTAGAGAAGGCTTTATCTATATCTTTTTGAACTCTTGTTAAATCTTCGCCCTCAGCTATAAGCGTATCAAAACTTCCGACCACTAATTTAGACGCATCATCGCTAGGTTGGTTTATACTTTTAAGTATAGATTCAAAATCAGCTGAAGCTTGTGCGTCATATTGTAGCGGAGTCTGTTGCAAAAAAGCTGCTTTTAATTTACGAGCGTCTTCGGTGGGTACAGTATTACCATCACCCATTGCTTCAAATAACAAGTTAGTTAACACACCTTTATTTGTTTCGTACTGTGTTTTTAACTGTTCGTTTTTCCTCGCTTCCCACTTAGATTTTTTATCGTTAATTTTATCGTAGTAGCTTGTTATAGAATTACCTACTTCAGCATCAGCAAACTTAACACCGCCTCCTAAATCTAAAGTGCGTAACTTGTCTAAAAATGTTTCAGCTTGTTGAGGGGATATGCTACCTTCTTCGCTTGGGTCTTTAGATAAACCTTCGTTTAAAGTTTCGCTAATCAAGTTATCCCAAGCATATTTCCTAGAACCTTGGAACAACCCAGCGGGATCGTTAAGCCATGTTTTTACAGTTTCATCATTAACATCTAACTGTCCTGATATTATCTGATTTATAGCTGGTCTGCCTTTCTCCAACCAAAAACCCTTACCTTCTTCCACCTCAAAAGCTGCTAGTCTTTTCTCAACTGTGTTTATAAATTCATTTTCCACTTCCTCAAAGAACTTAATGGCGTGGTCACGAACAATCGGTGATTGAAATTCTTCTCTATTAAAAAACTTTTCTCTTTGCTGAAGTGCTTCGACTACTGGGTCTTTTGTAGTTAAGAGAATCTCAGGGTTGTTTAATATATTTCTGTAATCCCTTTTAGCTAGTACTTCTGCTTTTGCTTTTAAAGCCCCAACAATTCTAGCTGAGTTTGCTTCATTTGGAATTTCTCCCCGTTCTACAGCTGCTCTTATTTTTTGCTGAGTTTTCTCTAATTCTACAGCCATCGTAGCTGGATCAGTTTTAAAGGCTATATAACCCTCTTCTTGTAAAGCCTCTTCTAACTTTTGTTTTCTCTGTTGTTCTAATTTTCTTATATTACCGTACTCGGCTAGCATAGGATTAACCTGTGACAAAGCATCCGCTAAATCCATCAACTTGTTACGACCAGCTCGTTGCACCTGAATGCCGTACTGACCTGCTCGTTGAATGGTAGGCTGAATACCAGGAGCAACATCCCCTAGTCCTTGTACTTGTACTCGTTCCTTAGCCATAATTAATAACCCGGTGTAGGTATACTATATTGATCCGTCTTCGGCATATATCTAAACACTTCGTCCGTATCGTAAGTTGCTATCGTAGCTGGTCTAGTATTCTCAAAGAAAGGAGACTGCATCGATCTACTTCCTATAAAAGCAGTAGAACCACCTCCACCAAAACCTCCTGCTTGTTGAATCTGTAAACCTGTACGATAACCGCTGATAGCTTGTTGACCAGCTTGCATTAAAGCACCTAAAGGACTTGGTCTATCTATTGGTTGTGACAATCCGATCTGACGCTGTTGTGTAGCAAACCCTGCTTGTTCAAGCCCGAGTCCTGTACCTAAAGCTCCTAGCTCTTGCTGTCTCAACAAAGCACTACGATACCCCGCTTCTTGTCTCATATAGTCATCCATCAACGCTTGAACAGATGCACCTGCTACACCAGCTTCTCCAGCTGATACTCTAGCTCTAGCAAGTGCTGCTTGTGATTTACGGCTTACTTGTTCAAGTTCTCTACCGACAGCCTCCTGTTCCTGTGCTTGACGCATACGCATCGAAGTTTGTTCTTGTTGGAAGCGTTGACGTTCAGCTGCTGCTGCTTGTGCTTGAGACTTAGCTTGTGCTTTCGCTTGCTGACGCTGACCCGCATAAGATACTAAAGGTGACGCTATACCCGCAACTGTCGTAGCACTAACTAAAGCTAACGCTCCAGCCGACATACCCGCTGCTGCCTTTGCACCTACTATCACCGCACCTATTGCTGGAACACACATATACTTACTTCCTCTCTAATATAAATGACAGATAGTTCTCGAACTGACAATCGCTAAACTCAGCACCTAACCATTCTAACCATTTAATACTCAGCTTGTTACTCTTCATAACAAAGTTAGTTAGATAATCAAAACCATCTAATAATTCTTCCATACGTTCCTTGGAGTGTTTCAAGAAGAACTTCTTAATACTTGGTAATCTTCTAGTACCTAATAACCAAGCACTTCCGATATTCGTACCGTTTATCTGAGCCACACCAAATGAGCAATACAAGTTATTTAACTCATCCTTTACACTGTAGCACTTGCTCGATGTAACATACGACATATACACAGCATCTCTAGGGTGGTGCATAAGACCGAGAATCTCTAACATATCTTCCTCCCGCAAATCGTCGTACAGATCGACTGGGTCCATATCTTTATGTGATTCATCTATCCTAAGCTCCATAGCGTCTACTTCTCGGTATCATCATCGATTCAAATTCTGCAGCTAACAACTTGACTGGCAAGGCAGAACTACTCTTTACTTCAATCGTTGCTTCGTTAGGTTGTGCTTGGACGGGGAATCTAAAGTGTCCGCT